ATGGGCTGGTTCATCTTGCTGGTGCTAGTGGTGGGTGCTGTGGCGGCCTACAAGTTCCGGGTGCCGTTGATCGCGAAGCTGACCGGGCAGCCGCCGCAGCGGATTCAGCGGGCTATCGAGAAGCGTAAGCAGGACAAGCGGCGCTGACGACGGCTGAAAGGGCGACGGGCGGCGGGAACGAGTTCCGCGCGCCCTAGAACCTTCGGGTCGGGGCTTTCCGCGCGCCCTAGGACCTTCGGGTCGGGGCTTTCCGCGCGCCGAGACGTTCTGAGTCGGGGCTTCCGCGCGCCTGAGAAGTTCAGCGTCGCGCTGCGACCTAGGGAGATCAGACAGGCAGGAAGGCCGATTCGGGGTGGAATCGGCCTTCTGTGGTTGCTCCCGCGACTGGACTCGAACCAGTAACCTGCCGGTAATGCGGGTCGACTCGCGATGGTGGCCTGACATGTCACTTCCTGCAATTTCCGAAGTAGTTGTAACAGGCACCTATCGGAAACCGATGTCCCCTTCACAGAGCGTTATTTTATCGATCGCCAAGGGGGGCGAACTCGTGAGGGCAACAGCGGTGGCATGGGTCGTGATGATTGCTTCGTTCACGACCTATCTGCGGGCGGCAGACCGTTCCGCGCAGACCATCCGACTACGCACGTACTGGATCAACAGACTCGGTCTCGAATGCGGCCGCGGTGATCCGCTCAAGGTAACGATGGACGACCTGGTCAGCTGGCTGGCAAACGACAGTTGGTCGTCGGAGACGAAGAAGTCGGCGCGTGCGAGCGTCGTCGTGTTCTACCGGTGGGCTGTCGTGTCCGGCCGTATGGCGGTGACGGACAACCCGGCGGTAGATCTGCCGAGTATCACGCCGAGCCCGCCGGTTCCCCGGCCGACACCTGACCAGGTGCTCCAGGCGGCACTGGCCGACGCGAACCACCGCGACAGGCTGTTGTTGATGCTCGCCGGGTACGGCGGTCTGCGGCGCGGCGAGATCGCCCGCGTGCATCTGGACGACTTCTTGTGGACCGACATGGAGCTCCTTGTCCACGGGAAAGGCCGGCGGGAGCGGCTGGTGCCGATCCATCCGGATCTGGCGGCCGCGGTGCTGGCTGAGATCGACCGGCGTACGGCCGGCGGTCACGGCACGGGGTTCCGGTACTTCAAGGGTTGCCGGCCGGACGGGTACCTGTTCCCGGGAAAGCACGGTCATCTGACCCCGGACACGGTGGGTCGGCTCCTTGAGCAGCTGCTGGCGGGGCCGTGGACGGGTCACACGTTGCGGCACCGGTTCGCGACGGTCGGGTACTCGGTGGACCGTGACCTGAGAGCGATGCAGGAATTGTTGGGGCATTCAAAACCTGAGACGACGGCTCGCTATGTGCGGACGCCACCGAAAGCGAAGCGGGCCGCGGTACTAGCCGCCGGCCTCAATGCAGCCTAAATACATTAGGCGGCCCCGGACCGGTGCTGTAACACCGGCCGGGGCCTCGAACGGACACCGGAGGTCCGGACGTGAACGACACCCTATCCATCCCGGACCCGGCAACGCAGCTCGCCGAGGTCCGGTCGATCATCGAAGGCCGCACGTTCATGCATTCGTGCGAGTCCACGCTGCTCGCGATCCGGCTGGTGATCTTCCCGGCGCCGGCCGAGATCGTGCCGCCCAAGCTCTCGCCCCGTGGCTGGCCCGAGCTGTACGCTGCCGACCCTCCGGGGGACGCATGGGAACGCCACGACGATCCCGAACACGACTAGGGGAGGAAACCCGACATGTCGCAATACGAAGAGATCCCGACCAACACACCCGCCACCGTCCGGGCCGGGATGGTTCCGGTCGCCGACGGGCTACAGATGAAGCGCCGGAACCCGGCCGCCGCCTGGATCGGGCTGCCGCTGATCACGCTCGGCATCTACCACCTGGTCTGGTACTACAAGATCCACGAGGAACTCGCGATGTTCGACCGTCGCCGGGTGGTCCCGGTCGCCGGCCCGATGCTGGTCCTGCTCCTGCTCGGGTGGACGGTGATCGCGCCGCTGGTGTCGTACTTCGGTGCGGGGAAGCGGATCCAGGCCGCGCAGAAGGCCGCGGGTCTGCCGGCGAGCTGCAGCCCGGGCGTTGGTCTGCTGCTGATGCTGCTCGGCGGGGCCGGGGTCATCTACTACCAGGTGCAGCTCAACAAGGTCACGGACTCGTACAAGGACGCCGCGGTCGGCGACCAGGTCGCGCTCTACGTCTGACCGGGGGGGGGCGAGTATCGTGCTGCGCATGGTTACCGGAGACCAGGACAACATCGGGCGTGGCGATGAGGCGCCGGCCTGGCTGGTTCGGCGCGAGGTGGTGCCGGTCGATCCGGCGAAGATGGTCGGCCCGGGCGGCATCGTGAGTCGGCAAGGCGTACGGTCGCCCGACTACGGCACCGGCACCATCGTCGGACTCACCGCGAACGGTGTGACGATCTACTGGGATCAGCCGCTGTCGGGGACGCGGTGCCATCTGCTGGAGCATGACCGGTCGTATGTCGAGCGGCTGGAGCGATTGGAGTAGCCTGCTGCCGCGGGCCGGGCTTAAGGACAACCGGTTCGTGTGCATTTGGGAGCATGACGAAGCCCCCCGGACTGGAACCCCGGGGGGCTTCTGCTTTGTGCGAAGGCTTATGACGGTTGCCGGGGCGTGACGGACTCTTCGATCCGGACGAGGGCAGCGTCGGTCCGCTGCATGAACTCGCCCGCGGTCCCGCCCTCGCCCCACAACCTTCGGTGGTACTCCTCCAGCTCGGCCTGGACCATGGCCCGGATCTGGGTTTCGGTGTACTGCATGTCGTCCTCCTGTGCGGTGCCGGGCGTGAATGCCCCGGACTTGATGAGTGCCCGGACCAGGTCGCCGGGGCAGTCGGTGCCGTCCGGCCTGACCTTGGAGTGCGGCGCGATCAGGTCGCAGTTCGGGTAGATGGCCTGGAAGTCGCGGATCACTTCCCGGGTGGTCGCGATCATCGCCGGGGACGGGTGTTCACCGGAACCGACCACCAGCAGGACAGCGCCGAACCTCTGGTTGACGTCGGTGTTGCCGTTGGCCCCTGACTGGGTTCGGAGCCCGCGCAGTGTCCAGGCCCGGCCGGCCTGGTCGACAGCGACCTGATAGGCGATGTCCGACCAGCCGCGGCCGTTCGGCTTCGGGTCCATGTGGTAGTTCTGCCAGCCGCGCAGAGCGGACGCGACCTCCGACAGGGAGCCGAGGCGCCGGCGGCCCATGCCGGGCCAGTGGACCGCGACCCCTTCGACCCGGGCCACAGTCAGCGACCCGGGCCCGTCCTCAGCGACCCGGGCACCCCACGCTGTGCGGGGCAGGTAGTCAACCACGGTGTACCGCCTCCTCCAGTTTCGTCAGCCGGTCCTCAACCAACTGCATCCGTTTCGGCATGGCCGGCACCTCAGCCCGGCCGGGCCGGGCGGGCTCGCCGTTCCAGTCCTCCAGGAACGCGTCAACCCGCTTCCACGCCCGGTAGATGCCGCGGGCAACCAGCGTGACCGGGATGAGCGCGGCGCATACCGCGCCGATCGTCACCACCCACTCGGCGCCCATCAGAACACCGTGAGGATGAGGATGACGCCGGGTGCGCCGGCGCCTCCGGTCTGGTTCGTGGTCGTGCCGTAGGCGCCGCCGCCACCTCCGCCGTAGGGCTGCCCGGCGAGCCCTGTACCGGCCGCTGTGAGGCTCCTAGCGCCTCCGCCCATGCCTCCGGCTGCCGCGCCGCCAACGGCTGTCAGGACCGGCTGTCCGGCCAGCACACGCCCTTTCCCGCCGGCAGCACCGGTGATGTTGAGGGTGCCGCCGACCCCGAGCCCACCGAGGCCACCGTTCGCGACACCGTTCCCGGTAGTCGACGTCATCTGGTTCCCGCCGGTGCCGCCGCTCGCGGAGATCGCAGGACCCGAGGCCGGGTCGAACGACGACGTACCGCCCGAGTTCCCTGTCCCGGCAGAGACGCCGGTGCCGCCGGCGCCGATCACGCAGGGGACTGTGGCGTCCAGCTCGGACGCAAGGTAGAACCGCTCCGCTTCGCCGCCGCCGGCACCGTACCCGCCCTCGGACTGCCCAGACCCGGCACCCGTGCAACCGCCGCCGGCACCGCCGGCGCCGACGACACGCACCCACGCGCCCCGCAGCCCTGCCGGACGGGTCCAGTCACCGGTAGCGGTGATGACCTGCAGGTTCGGGTCTCCGGGTGCGATGATCCGGTCTCCAGCTAGCTGGCCCATGAGGCTCCTTTCACAGTGCGTACCGGGGTGTGGGGTACAGGCGGACGTCGGCGTTGGCGTCGTGCGCCTTGGAGACGCCGTTGACTGCGCGGGTCACCGTGAACGTCTGCGGCGACGTCGCACCGGTGATGGCCGTGACCGTGATCCGCTCCCCGCCGATGACGATGTCGAACGGGAACGAGTCCGCGTCGAGCGTCCACACGGTCCGCACCGACGACACCGACAGCGACGTCGCCGAGCTGGTCACCCCGGACACCAGCGCACTGCTGTTGGTGTCGTACCGGGCGGTGCCGACAGTCTCGCTCGTGGCGTACACGGCAGGCTGGTACAGGTCGGCCGGCACCAGTTGCGCGGTCCACGTGTGCACGACCGGATCGATCGTCTCGTCGTAGCCGACGATGATCAGGTCGAGATCGTCATAGATCCCGAGCACGTCCAGGTTGGTGATCCGGATCAGGTCGCCGACGTCGCACGCCAGGACCTGCGTCTTGAGCGCCGCGGCCGCGGGTGCGGCGAGGTTCACGGTCAGGGTGGGGAAGCGGAGCTTGTCGAGCGTGCCGAGGTTCAGGAACCAGCCGGCGTAGACCGGCAGCTGCGCGTCGGTCTCGCAGTTCACGGAGATCTCGTCGGAGTACGGGCCGACACCGTTCGGCGGCGCGAGGGTCGAGAGTGACCCGCTGGTCTGGGTGAGGCGGAAAGAGTCGCCGTTGCGGCGGGACACGGTGACGTCGTTGCGGATCGCCGCGTCGTCGTCGACCGGTTCGAACGGCGGCGCGACCGTCTTCAGCGAGTAGTCGAGCGTGAGCTTCGGTGTCTGGTTGTACAGCGACGCCCGGGTCCGGTACATCAGCTCCAGGGCGTCGCGGGATTCGGTGAGGACGCCGAGGTCGGTGGCTTCGGCGTCGCGGATCTGCGCGAGGACCGGTTCGGCGAACTGCACTCCCATCTTGGAGGTGTCCGCGACGGTGCCGACGATCTTGAGCGGGATCCCGGCGAGCCCGGCGACCCGGGTCATGCGGGCGCCGGCGGTCTCCCCGGTGTAGCCGTGCACGGCTGCAGAGACGTCGGCTGCAGAGGGGATGTTGGCCGGGTTGTTCTCCGACCACACCGTGACGTGCGCCAGGTTCACGTAGGTCTGATTCACGAACCGGGAGTAGTAGAAGCGGCAGGTTCCGGTGCCGAGCCACGTGTAGCCGGCCATGGTGCCGGTGTCCACGGAGACTCCGTCGATGTACAGCGTGAAGTCGGTGTCGGCGCCGTTGACGATCATCTGCAGCCGGCAGTGGTGGACCTCCTGGTCCTGCAGTGCGGCCAGTACACCGGTGGCTGAGAACCCGATCGGGCCGACGGACGGGTCGTCGAAGCTGACCTGCGCGGTCCCGTCGTCCGTGCTCGTGTTGAGGGTGACGGACCACCGGTTGTCGCGGTAGTCGGCGACCACGGCCGTCAGGACACCCATCGCCGTGGACTGCCAGACGAAGTCGAGCGCGACCCCGGACTGTTCGCCGGTGCCGACGTCGCCGCGCATGTTCGACACGTTGCCGGTCGCGTTGATCTCCAGCGCCGACCCGAGCCACGGCGCCCCGAGATCCTTGCCGTAGGTGAAGCTCGGGGTGAACTCGGGGAAGAAGCGGGTGGAGCCCTCCCAAGTCTTGCCGAGGTTGATGGAGAACTTGGTGCCCTCGGCACCGGACAGCGGCCAATAGGACGTCAGGGCTTGCGGCTTCGACAGGATGTACTCGCGCAGCCCGATGTTGGCTGGTTCGTTGCCCTGCTGGTACCGGCGCAACGCACCGGCCGCGGTGACCGGCACCCATGCCTCTTTGTGGGACAGGTCCCAGCGCGGCGGGAGCTCGCTGATCTCGCCCAGGAACCGGTACGACACGGCCCGCACGGCGACAGCCATGATCCCCCAGCCCGCCGACGCCGCGGTCCAGTTGATCCCGTACGACGCCGGCGCCTGGATCCCGGCCCGCATCACGTTGACCGTCTCGGTGCCGATGTCGTGCTCACCGAGCTCCGTGAACCCCGCCGTCACGGCGATGGTCGAGCCGTCGTCCAGGTCGCTGAGCAGCGACCCGACCAGCACGGCCCGCTTGAACACGGTCAGGCCCATGCCCGGGTTGGCCGACGGGGTCGCGCCGCTGTAGGCGAACTGGTTGTTGTCGAGCTCGCAGTTGGAGCCGCCGGTGAAGCTGACCGCGGACGCCTGCCGGCCGATCACCGCGGTGGTGTCCACCACGATGGTCTGCGCACCTGGCGGGATGTTGCGGTTGAGCCAGTACATGTAGCCGACCGCGTTCACGGCCTGCAGCGTGAACAGCCCGTTCGTCTTCAGGGCCATCGGGACCCCGCCGTAGGTGACCGACGCGATCTGGTTGGCGTTGGTGTTGTACTGCCAGATCCAGACCGCGACGCCGGTCGGCGTGCCGGCCAGGGTGTGGGTCCAGGACAGGTCGCCGGTGCCCGAGGTGTTGCTGTAGGCGTCGAAGGCAGCATCGACCTTCTCTGCCACCCTGATCTGCGTGTTGCGGCCGATCTTCCCGAAGTACGGGCCGACCGGGTTGCGCGGCGAGAACTTGCCGTCACGGTTGTTCAACGTCAGCGAGCAGGACGAAGGGCCGGCCTGTGACGCCAGCTCACCCTTCCCGCGGGTGACCGTGATCGTGTTGGCGACGCGGACGTCGGTGGTGACCTCGGTCCACGTGCCGTCGATCAGCATCTCGACCAGCTCGTCGCTCATCGGCCCAGCGCCACCTGGACGTTGCCGCCGAACTCGTCCTTGATCGCCTTTCGCATGATCTCCACCAGCGCCCGGCTAGCCGCGGTTCCGTCCGCCTTCAACACGATCGTTACGCCGCTGCCGGAGTTGGACCCGGCGGTGATCCGCTCGCCGGCCTTGACCATCGCCAGCGTCTCCGAGCCCATGCCGCCAGGGACGATGCCGCCGGAGTGGAAGCGGGGGATGGTGAACGAGAACCCGGGAATCGAACCGGGCCCGGGCGGATCGAACCCGGGGAAGCTGAAGCCGCGGCCGCCGATCGTGTTGTTCCAGGCGGCACGGATTCCGTCGAAGGCGGCGCGGAACGGCGCGGTGATCGTGCCGGCGACCCCGCGCATGAATCCGGCGATCGCTCCTGGCACGGCCTTGATCGCGCCCAGGATCGAGTCACGGTGTTTCCAGATCGGCTTCACCATCAGGGAGAACGGCGCGGTCAGGACCGCGAACAGCGTCTGCCAGTTGGTCTTGATCCAGTTGAAGATGCCGACCGCTACGTTCTTCACGGCGTTGAAGGCACCGTTGACGATGTTGCGGAAGGTCTCGCTCTTCTTGTAGGCCACCACGAGCCCGGTCCCGAGCAGAACCAGCGCTGTGACCACCAGTCCGATCGGGTTGGCTCGCATGGCGACGTTCATCGCCCGTTGTGCGATCGTCGTGGACTTGATCCACGTCACGCCGTTCTTCAGCGAGGGGATCAGGAACGACGCCAGGCCGCCCGCGAGGTCGGCCATTCCCTGGCCGGCTTGGACGAACCCTTCGAACAGGTTGCCCTTGGCGATCTCGCCGACGCCGCCCATGACGTCCTTGGTGCCGGTCAGCGTGTCGGAGAAGCCCTGCGCTTTGCCTTCCGCGCCGTCGGCTGCTTCTCCTACGGTGTCGAACGACGATGCCGACTCACCGACAGATTTCGATGCCGCGCCGACGTCGGTGTCCATCTTGCGGGCCGAGCTGCCGACCTTGTCGAACGCGGATTCCAGCTTGGTCGAGTCACCCGCGAAGGTGAGGGTGACCTGCGGCTTGCTGGCCATCAGTCGACCTCGATCCCTGCTTGACGGGCCACGTCCAGCAGCGCCTGCTCGACGAGCTCGGCGTACCGGGCCTGGTTGTCGAAGTAGGCGTTGTAGATGTAGCGGCCGTGCTTGATGAACGGCCGGCTGACCGAGCGGCTCTTGCCGACGCGGCCGCCGAAGTCGAGCCACGGGTAGTACGGGACGCGCTTCGATCCGCCGACGACCCGGGACGCGGTGGCGGTGGAGCGGGACTTCACCGAGGCTTTCGCCTTGCCTGATTTGGTCGGGATGGACCGGCGGGCGTCGTTGACGACCACGTCGGCGCAGGAGTTGAACGCCATCCGGAGCGCCTTGGGCAGGTCGGTGTCGAGCTTCTTCAGGTTGCGGGTGAACGCGGCCAGTCCGTCGATCTTGATCGCGTCGGTCATGTCGGGCTCCTTCCGGCCTTCAGTCGTTCAAGCTCTTTCTGCTGCGCTATCCGGGCGTAGTAGACGCCCCAGTGCACGAACTCGTCATTGCTCATCTGGTCCCGGAGTTGACCCACCGTCATCGACAGCTTCGTCGCCAGCAGGAACTCGAACTCCGTCGTCGGGTCCGTCTCGAAACGTCGCCATCGCCTGCTTCTCGGAGTTCGCGCCGACGCCGGACAGGTCGCGGATCTTCTCGGTGACGGGTTCGATCTCACCCGCCGGTGAGCTGCGCTGCCACTGACCGGCCTCGGCCTCGGTCATCACCGGGTCGAGCAGGCCGAGAGCGAGGGTTCTGCGTTCCTGCAGCTCGATCCCCTTCAGCTGCTGGACCATGAACACCTCGCCGCGGGACAGGCCCCGTACGCGGACGGTGCCGAACTCCAGCTCGACTTCGCCCTCGGGCAGCCGTGGCTTCAGCAGCCGCGCCTTCAGGTCCTCGTCCATGCTCATGCCTGCGTCGTCGAGGTGACGTCGTCGGACAGCTCCAGCGCGACCGACCACTTGACCATGTCCGCGACCGGCGAGGTTTCGACGAACTCGCCGACAACCACGTTCACCGAGTCCTGCGGCTTGCCCGTGCCGGTCCCCTCGGGCCGCCGGATCAGTGTCACGTTCGTGCCGATCAGAGGCTCGATCGTGCCGCGGGGCCCGCCTGCCGTGTTGTCGTAGGTGCCGCTCATCGAGCACTTGCCGTCGAGCAGGCCGCCCACCTTGACGTGCGCGTTCTTGCCGTAGGTCGTCACGTCGTGGATGTCGGGGTTGCGGGTCAGCTCGGACGCATCGGTGTACGCGGACAGGTCGACCGCGTTCAGGCTGATGAACGTGTTCTTTCCGTGGACGAATGCCATCGGGGTCTCCTATCCGACCGGGTAGAGCTTGTAGGTGACGGTCGTGGTGACCGAGTGGGTGACGGTGACGAGCCCGGTTGCGGGGTTCACCTGGTCCGGCTTGATGTGGAAGGTCTTGTTCGTGCCGTTGGTGACGGACGGCGCGTTAGCGGCCGCAGCCGCGCCGGTCGGGGTCGTGCTCGCGTCGCTGATCGTCATGTTGTCGACGGCCGCGTTGCCGTTGAGGATCTCCAGGTAGACACCCTTGGGGCCCATGACGCCGCGGGCGATCGTGTCCGATGCGGCGACACCGGCACCGGGCGTGGCGACGCCGGCGTTCGTGGGGGTGGTGGCGGTGAGTGCGGCCATGTCAGGCTCCTTGTCCTGCGATGTCGAGAGTGAAGGTCGCGGCGAGGTGTTCCACACCGGCGACCGAGATGATGTCGAACGTGGCCTCGGTGACCCGGACCGTGTCGAACGCGGTGTAGGTGCCGGACTCGACCACGGTCTTGATCGACGTGGCCCCGGATCCCTTGGCCCACTTGGTGATCAGGTCCCGGGATGCCCGGTCGCTGACCTTGCCGACCAGCAGCACCACGGTCAGGTCCGGGATGCGATCCATGCCGCGCCCGTACGTCGCGTCGTACGTGAGGGTGCCGGGATAGGTGACGATCGCAGCAGGCGGTGAGACCGTGCCGGGCGGGTAGGCGAACACCCGCAGGTCCGGGATGGTGTCGATGCGGTCGGCAACCGCCTGCATGACTGCTCCGAGATCCATCAGGCCGCCGCCCACCAGCGGATGTACGGCCCGAGCACCACCGCGACATCGGGATCGACCTTCGCCAGCAGCCGCAGCTCGGAGCCGAGCTCCGGGGAGCCGGCCACGCCGAACGGCGCCTGGCGACGGGTGAAGAACCGGGACGCCTGCAACAGGGTCGCCTGCTTCACCGCGACCGGCACCGTGGTCCAGCCGAACTGGGCGGTGACGGTGACGGCGTCCTCCTTCAGCGTGGGCAGGGTGGTGGAGGTGGGGTCGACCACCAGCAGCGTCCACGGCACGCCGTTCAGGTCCGCGTTGCTGGGCTGCTTGGCGAACACGTCGACCGCGCCGTTCTCACCGGTGACCACCAGGCCGAGCGCGGTCATCAGGTCGTCGATGTCGATCACGTACCGGGCCCGGTCCTTGTCCCAGCGGGCCGTGTACTTGCGGGCCTGCGCGGCAGCGACCAGACCGAACTGCCGGTTGGTGGCCCGGTCCACGGCGCGGGAGGCGGCAGCGTTGGCGAACCCGACCTCGGCGTCATCGACCGTGTCGCCGATGCGCAGATACGCCTTCAGCTCTCCGTCTGTGACGTAGTTCGGGGCCCATGCCATAACCGCCAACCTCCCTTCTGACCTGTCAGGTCGTGTAGTCCTGCACCCCGAACGTGAACGACGGGGTTGTGCCGGTGATTGCCCACGCGACCCGGTACCGGGCGGCCTTCGCAACGAACTGCTTGACGACCCCGCCGGCCGCCGTGATCGCGGTGAACGTGTCGCCCGGGCTCGCCTTGGCCCAGGCGGCGTTCGCCTCGTCGAACCACTCCACCTCGACAGCAAGCGACGGCGTAGTACCGGACACAGCGGTCACGTTGACCAGGACGTTCAGGTTCTGGCCAAGCAGCGCCACCAAGGGACCCGGAGTTCCCACTGGTCGTACGTGCGGCCAACGCCACGATGGCGCGTGGGCTCTCGTAGGCCATGGCTACCTCGCCCGCGTCTTCTTGACCGCCGGGGCGGCCGGAGGCTCAACGGCCTCCAGCAGCTCCAGCAGCTCCAGCAGCTTGGCCATCTCCTGGCGCACCTTCGCGAGCTGCGCCTTGATCTCGTCGGTATCCATGACTCAGATCGCGTTGATCAGGACGCGGTACGCGTTGGTGTCCTGCGTGTTGCCGTCCGCACGCGCCCACAGCACGTATTCGATCTGGCCCTCGCTGGCCCGGCTGTACGGGTTCACGATCAGGGTCATGTCCTTCACGCGGCGGATGATGTAGCCGGCGCGGAGGTCGCCGAACGCGCCCCACTTGTTGGTGCCACCATCGGTGTAGGTGGCCCACGCCTGGTCGATCACGACCGGGTATCCGAGCAGCCGCAGGTTCGACGGACTGTCCTCGACACCAGCCGTGCTGTCCTTCAGGATCGGGCGGCCGGTGGTGTCCACGATCTTCTCGACCTTAGCGAGGGTCGCGTCGTTGAACGTCCAGGACGCGCCCATCCGGTACGCCGGGTCCACCTCGTGCGTCGCGTCGACCAGCTCGGCGTACGTGATGCCGGCCGAGGTGAACGCGGGCGCCGAGGTACCGGTGTTCAGACCGGACGGCTCGGTAGTACCGACACCGCTCACCCAGTCGACTGCCTGTGCACGGGCGATCCGCTCGCCCAGCTTCCGCTCCACCAGGCCCTCGATGTCGAACGCGGAGTCCTGCAACAGCTCCAGCGACACCCGCAGCGGCAGGTTGCCCGCGCCCGGGGCGACGTACCGGAACGCGCCCAGCACCTTCTCGCCGAACACCAGGTCCGCGCCACCGCTAGCCGGGGCGGTGCCCTCAGCCGCGATCACGCCAGAGTTGGCGGTGTCGTCCAGTGTCGGCCAGCGCAGCGACTCACCCGCCGCCGTGGTGATCTCCTCCACTGCGGTAGCGAGACCACCGAACGCCTTCAGCCGCTCCTGCAGCCGGACGCGCATCGTGTCCGGAACAGTGAACCCACCCGCACCATCGGTGCCGACGCCCTGCGCGTTCTCCACCCGCAGGTCCGAGATATCGGCGTTCGGCCGGCCGGTGCGCATGTAGTGCCCGAACGCCTTCTCCAGGCCGTCGTCCTCCTTCGCCGGGGCGACATGTACCGCGGCCTGCACGTTGTCGCGGACCGGGGTCTCGTAGGCGACCTGCCGGTTGCGTACCTGCTGTGTGCGCTTCTCGGCCAGGTCGACCTCCAGCGCCTCGTACCGCTTGACTTCCTCGTCGGTCAGGGTGCGGCCCTCGGCGCCATCGATGATGGCCTTCAGGGCAGCCATGATCTCGTCGATCTCCACCTTCGTTCCTTTCTCGTTGTGGCTACCCCGGGCGGTTGCCGGTGTAGGGGTCTTGCTGATCGAGGCGGACGCGACGGCGCCGACAGGCGTCAACGTCGGCGCGGCGACCGGAGGTGCCGCGGCCTTGTTCGTGGCGGTGTCGTTCGCGACCCGGTCGGCGAGCCCGGCCTCGACAGCCTCCGCCGCGGAATACCAGGTCTCGGCCTTCATCGCCTCGCGCCACGACTCGACCGTGCCGCCTGCCCGGTCGGCGTAGATCCCGGCGATCGTGTCCGACAGGTCATCCAGCAGGTCGGCCATCTCGCGCATGTCGTCGGCGTTGCCCAGGACGATGCCGCCGGCGTCGTGAATCATCATCTTGGCGGGCTTCTCGATCGAGATCGTGTCACCGGCCATCGCGACGAACGACGCAGCCGACGCAGCCACACCATCCACGTGGACGTCCACGGTCGCGGCGTGGTTCAGCAGCGCCGCGTGGATCGCGACCCCGTCGAACACCAGGCCGCCGGGCGAGTTGATGTGCAGGTCGAGCGCGGGTGCGGTGATGCCTCGCAGCGCGCGGACGAACGACGCTGCGGTCGTGTCGTCGTCGCCCCAGTAGTCACCGATCGCGCCGTAGATGAACAGCTCGGCCCGCTCGTCGCTGTCAGCGTTGGCGACCCGGAACCAGTCGCCGCGGTTCTGTGGCCGGCGCACCATCTTGCGGCCGCGGTCGGCCAGCCCCATTAGTTCCTCGGGCGTCACGTCGTTACCTCCTCAGGCACAGCGGGCGGCGTAGCGGGGGCAGCGGCCGGCGTCTTGCTGCGTAGCTCGTCGCCGCCGGGGATCGGCGGCAGGTTCCGGACGTGTCGCGCCTCGTTCGGGGTGATCAGCCCCGCTTCGACCTGCTTGATCAACAGGTCGATCTCCTGCTCGGGGGTCGGCCGCTCAAGCCCGGCGTACTCGAACTCGGCGAACACCGGCGGTGGCAGCAGCAGCGAGAGCCGCTGCTCGAACCGGCCGGTCCAGGTGGACAGGGTGAACCGGGATAGGCCGCGGTTCTGCGACTCGACACCGGTGCCCCAGCTGGTTTGCTTCTCGGTCTGCATCAGCAGGTGCGGGGGGACCCCGGTCCAGCGGGCGATTTCCTCGATCTGGAACTGCCGCGACTGCAAGAACTGGGCATCCTCGGCCGACATCGTCCACGGGGAGAACTTCAGTTTGCGGTTCACGAACGCCAGCTGTCCGGCGTTCTCCCAGCCGCCCATCTTGCGGTCGAGTCCCGCCTTGATCTCCTTGGCCTCGGCCTCGGTGACGTCCTCGTCGGGCGTGACGAGTCCGGAGATCAACGCCCCGTTGCCGAACATCCGCGCCGCAGCCCGATCCGCGGCGACCGTGGTTCCCATCGAATCACGCGCCACCTGGATCACGGACATTCCGCGGAGCCCGTCGAGACTCGGCCCCATAACTTGCGTCATCTCTGACTGGTTGAACGTCCGCACTCTGCGGTCATCGAGTGTCGCCCGGTACAGCTTCCGGCCGGTGTAGCGACCGTTCTGGTCCTTCTCCCACTCGACCGATACCGCCAGTGGGTGGATCGGGATTGCGCCGATGATCGCGCCGCCCTGGTTGAACACATGCTTCAGGAACGTGTCACCGTGCAACAGCATGTGCAGGATGGACGTTTCTTTCCACTCGTACGGGGTCTGGCCCTCGACCCCACCAGGATTGTCGAGCCATGACGCGAGCCGTTGCCGTTCCCCCTCGGCGGTGTCGCGGTACGTCTTCAGCGGTAGCCCGGCGATCGTCCCCGAGATCAGCATCACCGCCCGCCAGAATGCGGAAATGCCCAGAGCGGTGCGTTCCCCGACCGGGACCCCAGCTAGCGTCGGCGGCACCCCGAAGTACGCAGCCAACGCCGGATCCGAGATCGGGATCAAGTCAGTCGGCTGACTGCGCTGCCAGGGCCACTTCACAGCCGCAGTGTAACCGGCAAACTCGGATTAGACAGTTAGCTCACAGGACGACGATCGGTGCTTTCTGTGGCCGGCGGGCGCTTGTCGCGGCCCACACCGCAGCCTTGATCGCGTCCGCCGCGCCGTTGGAAACCATCCGCGGGCCGTCCGCGGCCGCCATAGTCCGGGCCGCGAGGACCTGCTCCGACAGGTGCTCGCCGCCGTCATGCCGGAACACGTCCTCGGCGAGCAGCCGCTGCAACTCTTGGACAGACGCGACCACCCGCCCCTGTCCCTTGTCCGCCCGCAAGCCTTTCAGCGCGGGGTCTTCCAGCAGCGACGCGCCCACCGTTGCCCGTCCCTCGAACCCGGCCTCGCGCAGGCTACCCGTGACCTCGGACAGGTCGGCCAGATCCCGCACCGACACGACCACACGCTCGCCGTCCCGCCACGCCATCGCCAGCGAGACACCGTCGCCGAACCACCCCTCCACCGCGGCGGCCGCCGGCGGGCCGTCCGGCACACCAGCCTCTAGCGAGGCCCAGTCGTCTTCCGACACGACGGGATCGCCACGCTCGATCGCGCCCCGGTCGGACAGATCCCACTGGTTCGCGAACTGGCACGCGAAACCACGCAACGGATCCGGGTCATCGAACTCAGGATCGGACTCACCAGCCGCCGCCTTGGCGTACATCGAGGCCACGAACTCGCGCCGGTCATCGTCCCAGTACGGCGCTGCTGCCCGCCACACCTCCGGATCGCTGATGTCGGCGCCCGGCAGCGTCCCCCACCACAGCAGCAGCGTCTTCGGGTCGTGGTTCATCAGCGCGGTCGCCATCGCCGACCGCATCGTGCTGCGGGCCCGCCGGTGCGACGTCGACGTCAGCACCAGCTGCGGAGACTGCCGCCCCAGCAGCGACGGCGACAGGCCCTCATCGACGGTCTCCGGCTTTACGTCCCAGCCCTCATCGACAAGCCCGAGGGTCGTGTCCCAGCCGTACGTTGCGTCCTGCGCTCGCACGAGCCACACGTCACCATCGGGCGACTCGATCGCCTCCTTGCCGTTGCCACGGGTGACGGCTTTACGGCCCCAGTGCGACTGGGCCCACCGCCACGCCTCCTTCTGCGCCTTCCGGCACACCGCGAGATCCGAGCCGGTGTGCACGATCTCCTGGCGCTCGCCGAACAGCTCGGCGCCGTGCTCCATCCGCCACAACGCCAGGCCACGCAGACCGACCGACTTGCCGGCACGCCTCGGAGCCGACTCCACGACGACGCGCTTGAGCAGTCTGCCGTCGCTGTCGTGCTGGAGCTTCAGCGCGAGGCCGAGACGCTGCCACCACCGCAGCGTCTTGCCCTCGACCTGCTCGATCCACGGCACCGCAGCCTCCGCATAGGTGCCTGTTGCGTCCGGGTGAAGGGGGCTCACAGCGAGCGGCGGGTTGGAGTTGGCGTCCAGTTCCAGGTACGGCAGCAGCCACTCAGGAGCGGCGTCAACGAACGCTTCCCAGGTCAGCTCGGGAGAGAGAGAACGGACACTTACAAGGGGTGTCCGGGCCCCCGGGCTGTGAACTTTTCGGGTGTCGGTGGGGTCGCCGATGTGGTTGTTGCATGGTCCGCATGCTGCGACGGCGCGGTCGGGTGGGCATAGCTTGCCTGCGTTGACGCCGTCGAGGTGGTGGAGCTGGTCGCCGACGTGGGTGCAGATGTCCTTGGTGGTGAGTTGGCATTGGTAGTTGTCGCGCAGCAGTACGAAGGCGCGGAGTTTGCGGTAGGCGCGTGTGCTGCCGCCTTCCCATCCTTTGCTCATGAGCCCTCGACGTATGCCCCGGGTTGGCCCCATGCCTTGGCTCGTTCGGTCTGTGGTGCGGCGGGGCCTGCGGGGTCGAGGTACGGCCTGGCGGTGCATGCGGGGCAGGGGCAGGCGGTGTCGTGGGTGGCGTGGTCGGGTTCGTCTTCGGCGTGGACGGGGCAGTTGTCGTCGGAGCAGGGGCGGCCGCCGGGGAGCGCGTCGCGGGGTGCGGTGCAGATGGGTGCGGGTGGGTCGTCGTAGTCGGCGAACCGGTCGGCTTCGTCGGCGGTGATGTGGCCGAGGGCAACGGGGCAGTACTCGGTGTGGGGTCGGCCTTCGGGTGCGTGGCAGGACGCGCATTCATCGACAATGCGCCAGATGGAGCGTTCACCGTTCGACTTCTCGATGCTGATGGTTTCGCTTGTAAGTCTGACGGCCATGACGCGAAGGAATGGCCGGTCCTCTATGCCGAGGCTGTCGAGGGCGGCAACGACGACGCTGCGGGCAATGGTCTGTGGTGTATTCACGTTGGTCTCCGTTTCGCGGTTTATCCACAAGCTGTGGCTGCCCTGTGGTGGTGGGCGCTAAGGCGAGTTGTCTCCTCGGTCTCGCTCCTCTTGTCTCCTCGTGTCTCCTATGGGGGACGGAAACCGTCCGATGACTTGGACACAAACCGTCCGGTGTCTCGGACACAAACCGTCCGGTGGCTGGTGGACGGTTTCCGTCCGGTGTCTACTCGTCGGGTTGGCGTTCCATCTCGGCGATATCCACAGGCAAAGGCAGTTCGAGGTTGAGGCCGTAGCGGGCTGTGGACGGGGCATTTCGGCGGAACGCTCCGCGCCTTTCGAGGGCAATTGCTTTCGCTTCAAACAATGGTTTGAGGGCTCTTTGTACGGCTTTTAGGTCGCTGTCTGTGATTGGTTCTCGGCGGCCTAGTGCGAATTGAGCGATGGCTTCGTGGCCTTGGCCGTACCAGGGTTCTTTGTCGGCGTCTTTGGAGACGGTGGCCATGTAGCCGAGGATCTGCATGGCGAGGGGTGGGACCTTGCCGGCGTACAGGGCGTACGCCCGGAGGTTGTTCCTGGCCCCCATCAGATGACCTCGTCGCGTACCCACTCCATGACGGGCCGGGGTGGCAGCAAGTCACAGAAGGCCGGCCCGCACTCGGCGCGCGGATGTACCCCGTACGGTGTCCGGTGTTGCTCGTAGAGCTTGTGGACGATGCTCAGGGTCCATTCGGTGCCGCAGCGTGGGCAGCGCCATCCGCAGCCCTCAGAGCGCCAGGAGCGGCCCAGCAGGTGGATGTTGCAGCGGTGTGGGCGGTGGACCGGGCAGTCGGGGGCATCCGGCCGCCCGGGGTACCAGCCGGCCGCTTCACGGCACCGGCAGCCCGTGGTGAGCTGTGGCATCGGGTCGCGCCATCCGCCGGCGTAGTACGCGCGCCAGTAGGCCCTGCGGAAGACAGCGGTGAGCTGCCGTACCGCGGCATCGACCGAGGAAGCGTCGAAGTGGATGGTGAGGTTGATGTGCTGGGCCACTGGTCAGCCTCCAAAGGGGTAGACCCTGATGACGACACCGGGCCGGTCGAGATGGTCGGCGGGGTCGATCCAGGGGACGGATGGGGAGTCGGGGTACCGCTTGTGTGTGGTGAGCGAGCAGACCTGCGCGTCGTTCCCGAACAGGCCGGATTGGGCAAGGCCGTCGAGGAGGGCACGGCCGAGCTTGTCGACGTCGCCGTGCCCAGGTGACACGGTCATCGGCCAGGCGCGGAGCCTGAGCGGGATCGTGCGGGGCCGGGCGATCGTGTGGGTCGCGACCACACGCAAGGGCCCTACCAGCCCCGTGACTGGTAGGGCCCTGCCTGCTTTTTCGACACGAGACCGCCACGCCTTCAGCTCTTTCTCGTTGCTGGGTTGAAGGTTCGGCTTGGTAACGTGTCTGGCTTTGCAGGTCATGGAGCCCTGTGGTGCGGGGTCGCCGAAGACCTGCACAGCCCACTCGGTCATAGGCGTCAGAGACCCTTCCCGGTGCCGACCGTGAGAACCGCGACAGCGAGCACGGCGTGCACGGCGAAGACTGCGGCCGCGTTCGTCGAAGTGAGCGGCTTGCGTGGCTTCCCTACATCCCCGACAGCCAGCACGTACGACAGGCTCCAGAACGCGATCAGGGCCCACCCGAACCAGGTCACAGCTCGACCGCGTCCGGCTCGGCTGGCCTCAGGTCGAACGTGATCCGGACCTGGCTCTTGCTGGTCAGGAACTCACACTGGTTCGAGCTGGCGACCAGGTGGTCGGCCAGGCTGCGCGCGTCGGTGAAGTCGTCCGCGCCGAACGCTTCGAGCAGCTGCTCAAGCTTCGCGGTGGTGAGCATGTCGTCGTACGGGTTACTCAACCTCTTGCCCATCACGCGGCCTCGATCATGCGGTCGAACAGCTCAATCGCGCTGTCCTGCAGGAACGCGACCGTGGGCGCGAGATGAGCCCTGGCGGCATCCCTGGCGGCAGCCCTGGCGGCAGCCCAGGCGGCATCCCAGGCGGCAGCCCAGGCGGCATCCCTGGCGGCAGCCCNGGCGGCAGCCCTGGCGGCAGCCCTGGCGGCAGCCCTGGCGGCANCCCAGGCGGCAGCCCCGGCGGCATCCCCGGCGGCATCCCAGGCGGCAGCCCAGGCGGCAGCCCCGGCGGCATCCCCGGCGGCATCCCCGGCGGATATACGCGCTTCGCGCGCACGTTCCCTAGCGGCACGAGCCACCGGCACAGCTGCCGCGACGTCGTCCCAGCTCGCCTGCCGCTCCAGGGTCTCCAGCGACAACGCCTCGGCCTCCAGGCCGGCCAGCCGCAGCCACGTCGGCGTGTACACCCGGATGAGCCAGTCTGCCGCCATGAGCCCGCGGACCTGGTCCTTGTCCGGGTCGCCGGCGGTGCCGATCAGCCGCGGGATGAACGGCTTCAGCTCCTGCCGCTTGTCGTCCGGCAAGGTGTCGTTGAGGTTGCGGCCGAACGTGCCGAGGATCCGGGACACGCAGGGCGGGGAGTCGCTGAACTCGATCCCGCGGACGAAGGCGACGGCCTCCATCAGGCACATGCCAGCTTCGGGGTTCGGGTGGGATCCCCTGCCCAGGGTGATGTTGTCGAGCTCGATCGTGGTCATCAGTCGTCGTCCTCTCCGTCGTTGTCGTCCTCGTCGCCGAACGAGAGGATCCGGACGCCGTCGACGTCGGTCTCGTCGAACGGCAGCGGCGTGTGACCCAGACGCGCCTCAGCGGCCTGCATGACCAGCTCCCGCAGGGCCTGCGACGCGGCGTCGACCTCGCCCATTGGCTCGATCCGCTTCACCCGCAGCGTGGGGACGTGGTCGCCGGTCTCCACGTCCTCGGTGATCTTGAGGACGTCGGCCCAGATCACGAACATGCGGTCGGCCTTGGGGCTGTCGATGAGCTCCTGTACGACCGACAGCAGGCCGTTGTTCTCGGTGCTGCCTGGCAGCCGCCCGGCGAGCTTCACGCTCTTGGATACGTCGGTCACGGTTCTCCTTGTGTGGTGGGTAGGTCGAACAGGGTGGGTGGCGGTGCGGGCCGCGGCTTCGGGCGCGGGCGATCGGGGCAGGACCCGTGGTGGGCGGCGTACCGGTGGTTGGGTGCGCCGTGCGGGTGGGCGTCGCTGATGACGTAGCCGTGCAACTGGTTGCCGACGAGCCGCGCGGACACGTTGCCGTCAGCAACTGGGATCGGGTCGACCGGTAGCCGCTTGTCCGTGTAGACCATCTTCACGAACACGACCTGTGCGCCGCAGCTGCCGCAGGCGGGCGGGCCGGTCTTGCGCATGGTGCGCGAGCGGGAGCGGCGGACCATCACGCGCCCCCGCTCGCTGTCTCCTCGCCCGCGGGCACACGGGTTTCACCGGACGCGCTGTGGGCGCCGGCGGCAGGCTCGGAGACGTTCTGGGGTGACAGGCCGGTCCGCTCAGCTATGTCGACGTCCTCCTTCAGTGCCTTGAGCACTGCGGCCGCGTCGGCCTGCATGACCTCGCCACGCGACTTGATCGTCCGGCCGAGGACGCTGGACAGGTACTCCAGCTGTGCTGCGCGCTGCTTCGTCATGCCGAGCTTCTCGAACAGCACGAACATGTGGCCGTTGTCGATCTTGCTCAGCTTCTGCTGCCGGGCCTCGGGATCGGCCGAGGGCGGCGGGGTAGACGGGTCGCTGCCGGCGTCCGCGGCGGGCAGGCTGGACAGGTACGCGGCGAACGATCGGAGCTGGCCGGCGGTTGCCGTGGTCAACGTCCCGCCCTTCGACCAAGCGTGGTACGCGCGCTGCGCCTGGTCCTGGTTGAACTCGCCGTAGTGGAGCGCCCACGCGCCCCGTACAGCGTCGACGGCGTGGTTCAGCTCCGACGCTGCCTGAGCCTGCTCCTGCTCGGCGACGGCGGCGGCCTGGGCCCGCTGGTCGGCACGCTGCGTCGCCCGGTCGGCTTCAGCCGCCGCCGCGTCGTCGTCATCCTCGGGCGATACTCCGGTCATGGCGCACAGGCAGTAGCGGCGCGCGTAGGTGATCTGCGACCCCATCGCCTGCGGGGACCGGACGTCCTCGGCCAACGGGTAGAGCCCGCCGAGCCGCTGCCCGCTGGAGTGGAGCAGTTCGTAGCGGAGCACGAACCGGGCACCGATGAGCGTCGGGCAGGTGACGAACGACAGGCCGTGTTTGCCGAGCATTGGCATGATCGCGTCGGCGACCGTGGCGAGCCCGGCGTATTTGTAGCTGTAGTTGACCGGCTTGCCCTGCTTGGTTTCCCCGGTGACCTTGGCGACTTCGCGGGCGACGATGCGGGGCAGTTCGGCTTGTACCGCGGCGAGCGCGGCCGCCAGGTGATCGACTCCCGGCTCATAGGTGCTGGCGGGCGGGTTTCCACCCACCTCGGCGGGTTGCGATTCCGTCACGGTCACAGGTAGTCCTCCGGGTCGTAGTCGCACTCGCCGAGGATGTGGTGGCTCATGTGGTGCCCGCAGTTCTCGCACCACCAGCCCTCCTCGCTGGCCTCTGGTTCGTCGCAGTCGCAGGTCACCGGTGGTCCTCCTGCTCGTGGTCGGGTCCCCACAGGGCCCGCTGCTCCATCGCCCGCAGTACCGCGGCCGCCCTCGCCGCGTCGTTCGGGTCGGTGTCCTCGTGCAACGCGATGCCCGCGATGAACCCGAGCGCGTCAGCCAGCAGGTCACCGATCCGGAACGGGTCGTCCGGCAGGCCGTTCCAGATCGTTGAGACGATCGCGTCGAACTCTGCCGCGGTGAAAGGGGTCGGCGCCGGGGAAGGTGAGTTCGTCGTAGAGACGACAGCCAGCGACCGGGTTTCCTGCCCGTCTGCGGGGGACCCTGCCTCTACGCCTTCATCCCCGGCGCCATGGACGCCCACATCGGTGGTAGGGACGTCCAGTCCGTGTGTGTTCACTGCTTGCCGCCTATCAGCCTGCGGAGGGCCCTGAGACTGCCCTCGACGTTGTCGCCCTTGTGCGCCTTGTCCAGCGCCTTGTTGTCCTGTTCGCGTTTCTTCTTGCCGCCGTCAGGAGGTGGCGTCTTCGGCACCGGCCGTCTCCTTGCGGTGCTTTGCCCTGTGCCACCGGGCTTTCTCGTCGGCGTCGACTTTGACCGCGGCGACGTAGACGTAGGTGCAGTCGCCCGTGGCGCACCACACGACCTGCTGTTTGCTGCCGGGCCATCCGCCGGCCTCGGGGACGCCGGTCGGCCGGATGTAGACGAGCGGCCTAGCCAC